AGATGCTTTGCCCCATAAGTGTTTTGGATGTAGGACCGCTTATCCTTCATCCGCCCTCACGACTTTGTTTTTCATCTTTATGATGACCCTTACAGCAGCGAAATCTCCCGACCTGACTCTTGTTCACCCTCTGGCTATTGGTACGCCAGATGTTTGTGGACTTGCGGTGCAGCGTCACACACAGGTTCTCCGTGACCCTCCCATTTTGTCACTCCGTGGCAGCGTGGTTAGTCATGCCAACCTAACACCCGAGCCACCGAATGGTGCGCTCGACCCTGTCGTCAGGAATATATTGCAACAGCTACGGCCTTTAAATCATTGCCGTGGCATTTCAGTCGACAGCCCCTTTGCCCCAGCCCGCTCCAAGCGACTAGGGCCGTCAGTCAACTCTTCCCATCCTCCCCAGGATGGTGGGGTTGTTCGCCACCGCGTCCCACAGGCTACCCTGTGGTGTCTTTTTGGTGGCTTTGTTGCGTTCTTGTTCCTACACCTTTTCCTCCCACTCACCACCCTCATGTTGTGGTGGAAGGGTAAATTGTGGAACACACTTGCTTTCATCGGTATTGTTGGTGCCTTTTCCGCCTTTGTTTATACACTTGGCGAGACTGGCCTCATCACATTTTATCTTTTGCGCTTTTGGTTCTATATGCGCAGAGACGATCGAGAGCAATCCCCCGTTGTCCGGTTTGTGTCTGAGGTTGAGTCTTCGTTCTACAGGTTCTCGCGTGATACTTTTGCGATCATTGCTACCCATGATGATGATGAAACACCTATAGACGTGAACACCGGTCGTCCCACTGTCCCCATTCGTGAGGCTTTGGGGACGGCAGCTTATGGAAAGATCGGTGTCTTACAGGCAGCACTACTCCAGCTCTCTACTTACATTCCAGGTTGTAAAGAGCTCATGGAACCGGTGCTTGCCACAAAAACCACTTCCCTTTTCATCAGTCTTGTGCACTTTGTGGTGCTTATCGTTAACTCATTGAAGTTACCGAAACATGCCGCCATAGTCCAGATGGTCACAGCCCTCCACATTCTTATAGATCGACTCAATGATCTTGATCTGTTGGATCTTTCGGCTATTGACGTCACAGGGACATGCACAGCGATATGGGACAACCTTCGTGGTGTTGACGTCAACATCCCCCAGTCAGTCACAGGTTTGATCTCTGACCTGCCTGGTGGCGATCCTATCTTTGTCAACCCACCGGTGATCGACCCAGATTCGGACGAGGTTGATTTTCCTCCTCATTTCCCTGGTGATCTCGGTCAACAGCCCGGCGTCCACAGGACTCCCTACGAGAAGATTCATGCTAAGTTTTACAGAATGTCCAAGATGGCGTCTGTTTACTCTGGTAAAATTGCTGGTAGGATCCGTGATGCCATCAGGGGCACACCCGCCCGTGAGCCTAGGCGTGACCGCTTAGGCAGGTTCGTTGAAACTTATGATGACATCGAGTCTTTCCTCATAGCACACCCCGAGTGTGCCGGTAATGTGGCAGATGAATCCATGTACTTCGCCGGAATGCGGATTGAGGAGGGACAGGCTGCAGCTGGCCCAGCGCCAGAGCCTGCGGCTAATTTCTTCACTGCCGCTGCCTTCATAGTTTGCGCTCTGGTTGGCATGTGGGACATGTCCAACAACACCATGTCCATTGACGGGTTCACTAAGGTCCTCAAAGTTGCGAAAACCACGATGTTCGATTGTAATCTCTGGTTCAATTCGTATACTGGCATCTCGATGGTCATTAAGAAGATCATCGAGTGTTTTAAGACCCACAGTACGGCCCCACTTTTTGGTGACCTGACCAAGGCTGCAGAACTTGTTAGCAAGCGAGACAAACTTCAGAACGAAGTTGATTCGTACAAGCTTACCAAGACTCCCCGGAACGCTCAATTGATTTCAGTTGAGATTGACAGCCTCCTGGTTGAGGTCAACATTCTCATGGGGAAAGCCCTTTTTTCTTCAGTTAAGGCCAGTGTCCAGACCCTCAAAAATTCTATCGAGAAGTTGCGAGTCGCCCACAACGCTAATGTCTCTTGCTCTAGGCAGCGACCGTCCCCACTTGGGATGGTTCTGGTTGGTACATCGGGAGTTGGCAAGTCAGGGTGGATCGATCGCCTTCATAGGATTGTTTGCAGTGTTGCAGGCATGCCAGACGACGAAGAGCCAGCAGCCACCACCAAGTACGTCTTCAACGGAAGTTCTCAGTACATGGATGGTCTCACAGCAGCCATGATGACGTTCATCATTGACGACGTCGGACAGTTCAAGAAGTTACCCGGACAACATGATCCAGCAGTTGCTGGTATTATCAACTGGGTCAATAGTGTTGCTGTCACACCCAACATGGCTGCCGTTGACGAGAAGGGCAAGATGCCCTTCGACCCATGGCTCGTTTTGGCAACCGCCAACAAGCGCAGCATGGGGGTTGACAACGTCTTTTCCACTCCTGGAGCTGCTTATCGCAGGCTGCCGTGGGTGGTCGAGATGCTCGTTCTCCCTGAGTGGAGGATTTCAGGATCCACAGCTCTGGACGGCTTCCGCGCTGAGCAAGCAACTCCTCAACAAAAGCTGAAAGGCTTCTGGGAGTTCAAGGTTCGCGAGTATGTTGTCAATGAGTCTCAGGAGGCAGCTGATGGTGACCAATTTCGGTTTGCCACCACTGACGCACAGGCTTTCGAGCGTTGGTTCGCCCAGAAACTCAAGGAGCATCGAGCCCGTGAAGAGAATACCATGAACACCGTGTTCAAGCGTTGTCCTAATTGCAAGGCTTCCATCATTGACACGTGTGATTATTGTGCGAGTTACCCAGCTAGCCCTTCCAAGGCGTCTTCCGATCTTGCTGATGAAATTAACCAGAACGAGATCAGTCGTTACGTTTGCGACCATGTGGCTAATGGGGATATTGTCCCTATTCCTGAGGAATCCGCCGAAGCCGTTGAGGCCCAGGCTGCCAGTTGTTCTTTTCACCCCGCTTTGCCTAATTTCCAGGCACAGCTGGTTGCACTCCTGGCGACCACCAATGACTGGATTGCAGCACACAATGCTGCACCTCAGCCTCCCCCTGAGGTTGTTGATGCACAGGCCGCTATTGGAGATGTCTTTCCTGATGTCTCTGATTTCCACGCACATTTGGCCGCACTCTTCTTTTGGGTGCTTTCATATTTCGTGGACTACGGGTCTCTTTTCACTGGTCTTCTGGAGCACATCCACGTGCCTAGCCCTGCCACTTATGTGCCTTGGCTGCACTTCGTGGTCACGGGCATCCAGTTTGTGTCCGTTGTGAGCCTGGTGTCAGCAGCTAATGCACACGCAGCAGCCATGGCCCAGACAGTCACGAGTGTGTATCGGCCCATTGTGTATGTGACCAATGCTCTTGAGTACAAGCTTCGTTCGATCCGTCGCCTCTGGCGAGGGTTCTGCGGGCTTGTTGCTGGCGCCTTTGCAGTACCCATTTTGGCCACTGTTTTCCTTGGATACAGGGTTCGGGATCTTGCCGCTCAAGTGCGCCAACGCTCAACAGCTTTCTTTTCAAGCAAACGCAACAAGTTCGGTGTGGCAATTTTTGCCATCCTCATTGCTGTGTACTGTTACTACTCTTTTAGGGCAGTAAAGGAAAAGGGAGCTGCGGCCGGTGGGGTCCTCTCCAAGGCTGAAACCAGAGCCAAGGTCTCTGCCAACTGCCACTTCAAACCGGAGAGGCAGAACCAATACCCGACCCCGCTTATCCCCTACAAGGTCAAGGATCATGTAGGTTCAAGCTCAGCCAGTACAGTTGGTACAGACATTCCCAGTGTCAAGAACAACATGGTCCGGCTGTTCTGCGAATTGGATAATGGCAGCGTCAAGTCTGTCAATGGGATTTGGGTGTGTGGTGGAATCCTCCTCACAGTTGGTCATTTCCTCAGTGTCGTCAAGGATGGCACTAAGAGGGAAACCCCTGTCTTGGCAGTGTCAAATTCCCAACAGGATCGCTATGTCGTCTCCCATGACAATATGATGATTCTTGCTGGGGACATTGGTATCCTTGTCATCCCTGGCATCAAGAGAAACGACATCACAGAATACTTTGTTGAACACGAGTTTTTATCGTCTCAAATTCAAAAGGTGTCTGTTGGTAAGGTTTACTCATGCGAGATGGATACTTTGGATAACCCAAATGTCAAGACACTACCGGTCAACGTTCGAGCAGGTCAGGTCAATGTGCAGTATGACAACGGCATTGGCACCAACTTGAATGTTTGCTCGGTCGAGGCCAATTTGATGCATAAGGAGTTGTCAGATCAGGAGTTGATGCACGGCGACTGCGGTGCACCACTCATCGACAACTACCTCCAAAACGGTAAGGTTCATCCTTTCGTTCGTGGCATTCTTTGCTCATACCAGACTAAGGACATGTCTAAGAAGTTTTTCCTCCAGTTAACTCGTTCCCTCCTGAATGAGATCAAGAGAATCGCTTCGACTGTCCATGCTTCCCCTTGTTGTTTTAATCTCGACGCTGTTGAGGGCTTGAACACTGATGTGTCCGATGACCCCCACAATAGTTTTGCTTACTTCAAGAATGGTTTCCGCCCTAAGGGGAGGTACCTCGGGAAGATGCCAGGCAACAGCAATAATCGGAACAAGTCTGACATTGTTGACACGCCTGATAGGAGTTTCTGGGAAGAGAGGGGCTATGCTACCGATGCCACTGGTCCCCCGATGGGCATGTGGAAATCCAAGCAGGTAGCGCTTTTGAAGTTTTGGCACACCAACATTTCACTGCCGCTCCACCTCCTTAGGCTCGTTAACACGTGGTTGGTCGCTTACACCGTCGGCTGTCTTAAGATGGCCCAGGCTCGTATGCCAGAAAACCCCGTGTTCAACCTTGCCCCTATTCCCAACGATCAGGTTATGAATGGATGTGTTGTAGCGAAGGATCATCCTGAGCGGCCCCTTCCATTCCTCAATCCAGTTAACATGAGCTCCTCAGCTGGGCATCCTTGGAACACATCTAAGGATAAGGTCCAGTTTGATGGCAAGCCGTTGGGTACTAGGGTTGATGGCCCTATTGAAATGCCACAGGAGCTCGCAGATAGGCTTGATGCCATTGGCGAACGCCTGAACACCCAGGGAACCTCTGGGTGTATCTTCACAGCCATTGAGAAGGACGAACCGATTAGCGAGGCCAAGGTCGAAGCCGGGAAGGTGAGAATCATCTACACTTCCCCCATGGACTTGACTTGCTTTGTTCGCAAGATCTTTGGACCACTCATCAACATGATGCAAACATTCCCGCATCACTTTGAATCTTGGGTGGGTTGCAACGCGGATTCGTTGGACTGGACACATGTCCACGAGTGCTCCCTTGAGCATAAGTTCCGCTTTGGCTGTGACCATTCCGGCTACGACACTAAATCAGTGTCGCAGGCGATTTTGCACCTTTCTTACAGTGCTTTTGCCCAGATTTTGGCTGCATTTGGTGGAGATTCAGTAACGGCTGAGAAGCTCGGGACTGACATGATCTCACCGGTGGTCAATTTCTTCGGGTGGTTGTACTGCTTCGAAGGGTTCAATGCGTCTGGGAATGTCCTGACCACCCACATCAACAGCTTTGCGAACAGGTTGATCTTACGCACCTGCTTCCTTAAGCATTGCTTGTTGAGGGATGGCATCGACCCCACATCTTTCGGCGATGGCCCCAAGGATTTCGAGTACGTCTGCAAGCAGATGGAGAACATTTCCATGGGTGTCTACGGGGATGACAACATCATGTCCACCAATGACCCTACCTTCACTTTTAGGAGATTGAAGGAGTTGGCTGCTGAACATGGTGTTGTCCTCACTGATCCGCTCAAGACTGGGGAAGATTTCGACTTCCAGACCGAAGAACAGATCTCCTTTTTGAAGAGGGGGTTCGTCAAACCTGAGAAGTATGGTATTGCCAACACTGGGATGTTATTTTCTCCCATTGAACTGGCGACCATCTCCAGGATGCTTTGCGTCCGGAAACTCAGCTCAATTGACGACAGCGACTACATCAAATCGAGGAACCAATCAGCCCTCCAACTGATGTTTGGTCGTGGCCCAGAAGAGTACGAAGCATTCCGCAGGCTTCTCATTGAGAACACTGCTGAGTACACGTCCTTCGACCCCTCCACCATTGAGCGTGATTTCATGACTTTCGAGGAGAAGTTCCTTGCTTGCTACGGCGAGCAGCTTCGGTGGCTTCCCTCGGCTGGATCCCAGACGACTCGCCTTTACTCACGTGAGGGCGCCAGCGTTGCTGGGTTCCAGTAGTCACTTTGCAGAGTGTTGGCCTATGTCCTACAGCCAACTATACTCCCCAGGACAGTGTACTATATTGTAAATTATGAACGACTCAAAAGAAACAGAAGACACTCCTCATGTTGGTAGCGCTAGCCACCATGAGCCAACAGCAGATGCTGGAATTAGCGTAACGAAGTACTCTGATGGTATCGAAGGGCCATTAGATCACAGTACAGTCCTTCACTCCGCTATCCCAGGTGACCAGCTCTCGGGCTGGTTCTCCAGACCACGCCTGATTTACACCCATGTGTGGAATGTGGGAGCTCACATGGATAGCATAGTTTTCGACCCGTGGGAACTCTTTATGTCTCAACAAAGAGTTCTTGAAAAGACTAGGGGCTTCCGCTTTATGCGGGGCGACCTTCACTTGAAGTTTACAGTGAATGGACAGCCTTTTCTCCACGGGATGGCGATGGTGACCTACAAACCGTTGTCTCTGCCAGTCTCTTTTACAACATCTCAGGCTGCGGAGATTTTCGACTTCTCAGGGGGCTCTTTTGAGCGTTTGCCCGGGATAACCCCCGGTTCGGCGCTCTACCAGTCCTACATGATGTTGTTGTCATCACGCCCACACGTTTTCCTGACCCCGTCTGATGATATGGGAGCTGAAATGACGCTCCCTTTCATACATTTCAGGGACTGGGTGATTATCAACGAGACCCCGGCCAGCGCACTCGGCACCGGCTTAGGGTTCGGATCACCCCCAACAGCAATATCTGAACCACTAGGGAAGATCTCAATAGATTCTTTTGAAGCTTTGAAGAGCAACTCCTCTGGTGGCACTGGTTCCGCTAACATTTCTGTTTACGCATGGTTTGACAGGATAGAACTTGCTGTCCCTACTCGATTCGAGAATGGCACAGCGGCTTCCGGCCTGTTTGACGGAGTTGCCGCTGGACCTATCAGTCGTGTCTTTGCTGCGATCTCTGCAGTGGGCTCTTCCGTTTCGACTGTGGCTTCCACTGTAGGAAACGCGGCTAAGGCTTTGGGATACAGCAAGACACCCATTTGGGCGTCAGCCACCCCAGTTACGACCAATTCTGGGTATGGTTACGCCAACACGACAATCTCACCGTTTTGTGAGTCTTTGGCCCTCAACCCCGAAGCGCGTGTTGACTGTGACTCCGTTGACATTGGACTCAGTGGCTCCGATGAGATGACGTACAAGCACATCTTGTCAAGGGAGCAGTTCATTGGTTCCACGCGGTTTCACGACAATGGGGTCACCCCCACTGGTTCCAGAATCATGGATTTGATGGTCACGCCGGACTTCCACTGGATCCTCCACGATGTCGTCGAGGGGACAAACTACCAGAAGGTGATTTACAACTCTGTTGGGTCTCTCATTGCAGATTCCCACATGTACTGGCGGGGCGACATCACGTACACCTTCAAGTTCGTGTGCAACAAGTTCCACAAGGGCAGGTTGCTGATCACCTTTGACCCATGTGTCACCGGCTTTGAGAGCTATCCTCCGCCTTATTCCACAGATGGCGTCGGACTAGGTGCACAGAAGTCGATGATCGTCGACCTCTCGGAGAATTTGGAAGTGTCCTTCACTGCGCCATACACTCAGACCAACCCTTGGACTAGCACTGCACCCATGTACGCGTGGGACTACAGTTACTCCCACTTGTCGTGGAGTCCCATGAGACGGTTGGGATCCACTATCCCACCAGCGATCCCTCAGAGGAGTCACAACCTCTACAGTGGTGTCGTCTCGATAGATGTTCTCAACCCATTGACTTCACCCATCGACGGGGACTCGATTGCCGTTCTAGTCTTCGCCAACTTTGGAGAGGTTGAGTTTGCAGTCCCCAGGGCTCCTAGGTCCACTGAGCTGGTCACGAACAATGGAACGGTGAACAACCTTTTCGTGTCGACCTCGGCTCTGACACCAATCATGGCCACTGGGGCGTCTGGTGATTCCAAGATCGGGCATTACTTTGGCGACCCAGTTGCATCCTCCAAGAATTTGATCCAGAGGATGTCAGCATTCACTCATTATCTGCTGGCTAGAACTGGGAACTCAGTTGCACAGAAGAGGTACACCACATCCATTCAACTGAGTGCTTTGCCCCCTCCACCGATGGTAATCCCTGCAACGTTGGACAGCGTCCTGACCGTTTTGGCCAGTCCCAGCTATCTCAACAACATCTTCCATGCTAGTGGGTCCCTCAAGGAGGGAAATTTCGTCCCGTTCTCCAACCTAGCAAAGTTCTCAATGTGCTATGTTGGTTGGAAGGGGTCCACTGAGTACCGAGTTGCTCCCTACATCTATGACCTTAGCAGGACTCTTGTCACTGTTGCAGAAAGGATGTTTAGGGCAGTTAGCTACTCCCCCTCCACCAGGCAGGTCGACACGACCCTCAACCTGGACTCAGCAGCTAACCTGGCACCGACCATACCAGAGGGAGGCTCCGGTATTGCAGTCAGTGATGATGCCAATGCTAGTAAGCACTTCCTTTTCAGGTTTCCCTACATGTCTAGGGACAAGATCAGGTCGGGCAATCACTTCATGCGGCCTTGTCCAGTTACTGGTCCAGGTTCTGGTGCTCTGCTCAATGATTCCGCCACTGCGTATCACGCTGACAACAATGATGGCTTCAAGCTGTCCACGATTGCCACGTACAACGCGTCTCGGCCACATGCACCACCACCATCCATCTACTACTCAGCAGGAGACGACTTCAATATGGTTGGGTTTCTTAACCCGCCCGTTTTGTACTATTGCAACTCGTCGTTCCTGACAGTTACGTAGATCGGGCACCCGCGTGCCCACCACAGACAATCCTATTGCCCAACAGGCGTTGTATTGTCTGTCGGGAGGTTTTAGGCTTTATGCTTTCCTCCCCGACGCG